TACAGAACCGCCATCAATTGTGATAGTTTTGTTTACTCTGTCAACAGCTAAAAGTCTGCGTCCTTTTACCGCAAGGCTTTCTGTTCCCTTTGTAACCTTTCCGTCTGTAACAGTTGCTTCGTAAATGTCAATGATAAGACCTTCTTTGAGGTTTCTTGTTTCAGCCACCTTAATAGTATTTGTAGTAGCAGCTTCTGTTGTGGTAAGAATACCTGTACCATTACCAAAGAGTGAACGTCCAACATTCCACTTTGCTGTTTCATAAGCACCTTTCACTTCTGTGTCAAGTGCGTTTGCCATAGCTCCGGCACTGCCTGTCAGGCTAACAGCTTTTTCAGAAATTACAACGTTTACATACATGTCCTTTGCATTTGTAATAAAACGTTCAATTTTTACTCCTCCGGCTGCAGGGGTTTCAGCTCCTTCTGCACCAAATCCAAAGCCACCTGATAATCCGATAGGTGCTGATGCCGCAATCTGATTTGATACTAATTTGATTTTCTTTGTCTTTCCAAGCAATGCCGAAGGTTCTATACCAAGCATGTTTTGCCATGCCGGTAAATAGTTGTATTTCAAAGCATTTGAAAAAGTGGCAAGGTTTTGACCATTAAAATTTGTGTTTGTTTCTGGCATAAATATCATCTCCTAAAATAATTTTGTTTTGAAGTCGCATCAACTAAACGCTCTTAAGAAATCTTCATAAGACCTTTTTGACGCTTCTTCTAATGTTTGTGGTTTTTCTTTTATATTCAGTGCCGCATTGACTGCACCGCTACTTGCAGACATCGGTGGCACTTGCTGACTTTGTTTGATTGTGTCAAGTCGCTGTTTTTCTATAAGCTCCTGAAATGCAGGATTGTTGTTGTAAATCTGCAATAATTCTTCAGCTGTCGGTTCTTTTGCAGGTTCAGGTGGTGCAGGCGGATTCTTAATCCTGTCAATGCCTGTCATCAGCATATATGCATTTATGTACTTTTCGTCCATCGGCATATCCTCTGACGATAACCACTTGTTGTTTTCTATAATTCCGTCAAGCTGTGGTAATATCTGCCGAATGTTCTGAAGCTCCGGTATCTGCGAGAGTGCAGATATAACCTCCGCTTTCTCCGCATCCTTCATTCCACGCTTGGCATATTCAAGAGCAGGTGTCATTTCCTTCATAATCTGCTGACGCTCATAGTTAGATAAATCTTCAGCAAACTTGGCAAATGCCTTCTGCTGTGTCTCCGCATCAGCGAAAGCCAATCCGTTAATGTCAAGTGTTGGTGGTGTAAGAGCTTCTTCAATAACCCTTTCCTCGTTCTTCTGCGAAAGCTCTGTCACAACTCCCTGTAACTGCTGATTCTGCTGTTTCAGAGCGTCTAACTCTGCCATAACCATCTGTAATTCCTGATTCTTTTGAGCCGCCATATTCGCCGCAATTTCTGCCGCTTCTGTAGATTGCTCGAGCATTGCTCCTTCTGTTGCTATTTGCTCCTGCTGTGCTTCATTCTGCTCCGCCGCCTGTTCCGGTGTAAGGTCTTGCGGAGTATCTTCTGTCACTTCTTCCGTCACCTCTTCAACCATTTGTTCGCCATTATTATCATTAGCAAACATTTCTTCTGTTGCCCTGCTTGCTTCATCAAATGTATTTGGCATAATTAATCATTCCTTTCTTTTTTTACATTGGCATCATGCCTTGCATCATTGCCATCTTCTGTTGTGTTTCCATTTCAATTATTTTTTTGTGCTGTCTTATATGGTCTTCAAGTATTGCCGCATACTCAGGCTTTTTGTGCTTCAGGATTTGGAAATCCATCTGCAGAATGTATCTCAAATGCTCTTCAATGTGTATTTCATGCTCGTCAAACTCTGAAACCTTTGGTATAACACCCTCTTCAAAGAAAGCATTCTCTCTTTGTGCCGCCTGAATTTGCAGTAAATTGATGTTCATAATCTCGGAATAGCTTCCGCACTTCATGTACTCTAACGCCATCAGCTTCACTCTTTCGGGAATCCTTCCGTCGCTATCTGCAAATAATCCCATGTTATAAGCATCAAAGAACCTTTGCTTCTGCATTTCCTCGCTCATTAAAAGCTCATTTTCCGTTGTGTACTCAACATCATAGCTGTTAATGTCTTTTGATGACCATGTAATAGCTTTTCCTATGTTGTTTTTTCCTACATATTGCACAACTCTGTATGTCTTTGCATACTTCTTGTATATTTTGAGCCACAATATTTCAAGCTTTCTTATGGAGTTCCTGTGATAGTCTCCCGTAAGAGATAATCTTGTGTTGTCTATCTCCATCAGGTTAGATATCGCAGTACCCGATGTAACCCCCGATGGCGTATTTCCTGTTACCATCAGCTGTGATACACCGGCAATGTATTCCATGTCATTCTTGAGGTTTTGTCTTTCAACCATGATTTCTGACGGAAGCTGTCCAATCTGTACCGGAGAAGGTGGGCTTGTTCCCTGGTGGTATAGTAAAATTGCCCCCGGCTCTAATCCCATCTGCTCATATCCTTCTATGTCAACGATACTTCCCTCTTCGGCAATATAGCTTCCTATCGGTATTCTTCTTATGTACTCATGAATTGAATTGATACATCCGTTGTATGTCCTCTGTAAAGGTATAAGGTCTTCAATAACTGACTTACCAAAAAACTGTCCCGGCACTTCATGACATATCGTCTGAACAATTGGTATCTCGTCATAAGGCAAATCCCCGTAATATACCAGATGTTCATTGCCTACAATGATAATCATCAGTCCGTTTGGTCTGTGCTTTGATGGTTTTTCAAAGTATGTTATAACCTTTTCCGCATTCTCCGCCGTTCTGTGCCCTATCGATATAACGGTGTTTTCATATCCAAAACCACCGCCCGAGCTAACCGGTGTCAGCTCAAAGGTTTCAATACTGCTTCCTTTAACCTCAATCCCGTAAAGGTCATATATGTCGTCAACTGTTTTGACTTGCTCAAGTATAATTGACCTTTGGTTTTCAATCCCTTGCTTGAATACGCTTTCGGGGAAGACTTCATAAGGTGTAACCAAACCATAATCAATATCACCCTGGTAATATGCTTTTTCGCTTTTCTTCTCTTGACCATTTTCATCAATCTCAATAACCGTCTCAACGGCATATTTGTCACCCTTGTTCTTGTCCCACCAGGATATCCAGAAACAGTTACCGCAAAGCTCATTCCAGTAAATCATGGTGTTCTTCTTTGTCTCAAAGTCAGACACTTTCTGTGTATACTGTAGAATGCTTGTTGATACATCTGCTTTTTGGTAATCTTCGTATTCATTAGTTGCAGGATTAACCTTCATCATGTAGTTAATCTTTTTGAGATTTGCTATTCTTGTCTGAATAAGTGGTGCAATGTTATTGAATGTCTCACGGTTCATCCATTCATATACCGGCTGTAGCTGTTCAATTTCTCCCGTATATGGTTGAATCTCACAGTATTGATTTCCCACAAGGAAGTTTGCATTGAGTGTCCATTGCCTTTCAAGCCCTGACCTTTCGCTTCTACGCTTTTCTAATTCTTCAGTGATATTTGCAATAATATCTTCCTTAAATAGCGTGTTTCCTTCTTTGTCAATCTCAATAACCTGTCTATCTTCCCGGTCTTCGGGTTTTCTTTTACCAAATAAACTGCCAATAGCGGCAGTAATTCCTGTTATCGGTGGAGAAAATCTTAAATTCATGTCTTATCTTCACCGCCTGTCTTTCGCCATCGTTCCATAACTCTTTCATGAGCTGAACGAAACCGTCTGCCCGGTTCACCCTTGTATTCGGTCAGAGTCTTGCTCATAATACGGTTATATAAGTCTTTGCGTTCGTAATGATGGATAACAGACTGAAAAACGATAAAACCTAATAATAAGTAAACTATCATCTATCTGCTCACTCCTTTATTTCTTGCCATCGCAATATCTTTGATGGCTTTTTAACCCTCTTTCGCTGTCAAACACTTTGCCGCAATCAGGACACTTAAACCCAGTATCTTGCTCCTGTTCCGCATCC